CGAAAGTGTTCCACCGAAATTATTTTACGTTAGATCCTCTAGCAATTTTATAAGATTCAAAGGACTTAATACCGAATCCATCTCCTCTCTTGTATTCCGTAAATCTTACGTCTTTACCATCTTGCTTTTCACGCATCCTTATATACGATGAAATGCCTTGGTCGCTAACTGCAAGGTTATATTTATCTAATTTAACAATGTAGTTGACTAGCTCTCTAAATAAAGGATGATGCTTAACGTTTTCCAGGATTGAAAGAGAACGAATAGCGTAATAGTCTCTTCCTGAAATGTCATCCTTTGAGAAGTCATTGAATCTTTCTTGATACACTAACCTAAGTAAAGCTCTGTACGTAGGATAGATGCCACCAATTAATCCGTCCTTTTCGTAATCTAAATGATATAAATTCTGTAAATATACAATATAATCATTAGAGACGTAGGACTTTTCATCATTCACATCAAGTCCGTATGAACGGTAGTGTTCTTTTAAGGCTTCAGGGTCTGAAACTGCAAATGCGCCGTCGTCACCCTGGACTTGAGAGTACTTTAATTCCTCAGGAAAATCTGTTGAGATTCCATACTGCACAACTGAACCTACTTCATTGGTGTAAGCTGATCCAGAAGGAATGCCATGTGGTCCATAACGTATACCGTCAGGGGTTACTAAACCAATCGTATTAAAACGTTCTCCATGTATAGCTAATTCAGGATGTACATTGGTTTGGAATAAGCTTGGAAAATACACTTTGAAGGCATAATCCTGTAACGTTTTCTTTACAGAATTGTCAAAATTACTAAAATCAATACTAAGCAATTTAAGATTCTGACTACGAGCATGGTAGATGAGTTCCGAGATTGCGCGGTCTATATCCGAAGCGCTATTCAAGGCTGCTCTCCAAGGTACTTTACGCTGATATTCAAGAATAGGTCTATAAAATCGCATTTCATCGAGGACAGTTGCTAGCGGATAGCCCCAAACGGTACGAGTTTTATTATTCTCTTGAGTACGAGTAAACATAACACTTGGATAGTTTGCAACTATTTGTGCATCTAAGTTATTTATTGTCTCACTTAATGACAAACCTTTCGATTGCATCGAAGGTAGTCCCGCATTTGTCTGCAACTTAATGAACTTAGCAGCGTTGTTGACTGAGATAGGTCTTAGTCTGTTGATAGCAGGAACTGAAGATTCAATCTTCTTCCCAAGGTCTTCTGAGAAGGTATTATCAATTCCTGCCCTACGTTCCGACCAAGGTACAGCTATAGATCTTGGCCCGTATTTGGAACGATTTGATTCCTCTAACTCTAGTAGAATATCATTTAATAAATACCTTTTAGAATCGAAGATTTCATCCCAACCACGGAGTATCTCTTCAGGACTAATTCTGTTAGCTAATGGAGTTAAGATAACTTCCTCAGATCCTGTTTCAATTCTATCTATAAGACGGGACAGTCTGAAAATAGCATCTGATGAAAGATTAAGGTTTTCAAGTTCTGTGCGGACTGCGTTATTCATAATGATATAGTTTTCAGAATTGTTAATGCGCTGGAAGGCCAATCTAAGAATAAATTGGTACAATGTCTTTGACGATTTTCAGCCATGAACTGGTAAATCATAATAATTACGTC